CCCTATATGCCTGTACTGTCAACAGATTTACTTATGCCGGCCGATTTCAGAGGTCAGCAAGGTTATGCTACATCTTATGGTATCAAGATGGTAAATAATAAGATGTATATCGCTGGAGAAATCCTTGACTAATTTCTACTAATTAGATTTCATATATTTTCTCCTTCTTAAAATATAGAGTTGGACAGTTATTAATTAAAATTTTAATCTTAACTTTAATAACTGTCTGACTACTATATTTAAGATATATAAACTAACATGGTTTATAAAAAAGAAAATCAAAAAATTAAATTTGAAGAAAGGTGAATTATTATGGCAGAATTCGTACTCACTTCTAAGGGAGCTACTATTTCCATTACTAATAATAGTGTAGCTAAAACTTATGACCCTGCTACAGAAGGTTTTATTAGCCCTACACTTGTAAGCACTGGAAATACAGTTGATGCACAAACTATTCCTGCATTTAATGTGGATGTTCCTTCCTTTGTTACTTATAAGCTTAATGAAGTAAAAATTGGTGACACTTTAACATTTGATAGCACAAAGGTAGATGAGATTCTTTACTATAAGGGTATTGCAGATTCTCCTATTGAGGGTTATACTGTTACTGTTACTCCTATTACTGAGTAATATTAAGCAAGAGTAAATGAATTTACTAATTAATTCTTTAAGTAGGCTATAGTTTATTTATTGAATTGATATAGAATGTACAAAGCAATGACATATATCAGACCTCCAATATATGTCATTGTAATGTGCATTATACATTAAAAAATTTTATTTAGGAGGATAATATATACTATGAGATTAATTATTATTAATTTAACTGATAAGATTGTACCTATTACAAGAACAAATTTACAAAAAGTAAATCTTCCACCACATCAGCCTTATGTTTTAGATACATTACACAATCCAGAAATTAAATTCTGGCAGAATTGTACGGATCCAAGATTTAAAATTATCTCCAATCCTACAGAAATTGATCGTTATCTTAAAGTAGTATCTAATAGGGATAAGACTAAGATAGCTACAGAAAAAATAGAAACTAAGCAAACAACACCTTCTACAGTTAAATCAGAACCTATATATAATAATGTTGAAACAACAAATATAAAGAATGTATCTGCTGTTTCAACTGATAATACCGAAGTAATTGAAAGTGTTGTAGAGATTGTAGATAATAATATTAATGAAAAATCTAATGACGTAACTGAAGATGTAGAAAATGTGTCTAATGTATCTAATACAAAATATAGTGCAGATGAACTGATAGGTAAAAAAGTAGTAGAGCTTAAAACAATTGCTACTGAATTAGGTATAAGTTTACCTAACAATGTAAACAAAGCTACTATTATTGATTTAATTGTAAAGAATTAATAATCTTGTCAGTTTAATATAAATTTAAGTAATTAATAGATTGGGGGTGCATTTAAATTGAACATTAACGAATATGTTGATGAAATTGAGTTCAGTTTAGGTGCTCCAACAGTAGAAATTGAAATTAAAGGTTATACGGAACGTTATGTTCAAAGAGCTTTTAGAGAACTGAAACGTTACATTAATACTACTTCTCTAATGACTGTACCTTATACAGGAAATGTCATTAATTTAACTGGACAAAATGTATATAGTGTAGTTTGTGTTTTACGAAGTCAACCCACTTATGGAACTTTTATGCAAGATGCTGATGTATTTACAATGTCAAGTAGTTATTATAATATGAATAATATTGATGATTACACTAATAGAATGACTATATTGCAGCAAAGAAATACCATAAGTACAGATTTAGATTTTATATGGGAAAATGAAACTAAAACATTATATATAAGTACAAATCCTCCATTTCCACCCGCTTTGACTATACAATATGTTAAAGATTATCAAGATGTTTCTGAAATAACTGATCCATATTGGATAGACCTTATTTTACGATTAGGTACAGCTTATTCTAAACAAGCATTAGGTAGAATACGAGGTAAGTATAGTTTAAATGGAGCCCAATATGATTTAGATGGTGAAACTTTAATAAATGAAGCCAATCAAGAAATTACAGCCATTAGAGAATATCTACAAACCAATCACGATAATATATATGTAATTGATTAACTTTATTTAAGGTTAATTTATTAGAATAAAAACTATTAAAATAATGTAAGGAGTGTTTTTACTATGGCAGATGTTAATGTATTTGAACTTACAAATATGGCATTAAAAAATCTGGATACCCCCAAAAGTACAGATAAGAAATCTGTTAAAGAGTCTGTAAAGCGTTCTACTGTTAATAAGAAAAGACGTTCTTTTAAGGAAAATAAAAATCTTCCTAAAATTTCTTATAAGAAATTAAAGTTAGAATCCGCTAAGTGTATCAATGAGGACGATGATTTTGATTTTACACCTGATGATGAGGTCGTACTGGTTATTGATACAGAGATGGAAGAGGTTCCAGAAACAGAGGAAGATGCTGTTGTTGCAGCTCAAGAACTTGTAGGTGATAAAGTTTGCAAGTGTTCTGTATGTGGTGCTAATTATATTTGCACAGATGATGTGATTGAAGAAGATATAGATGGTGAAGTTACAATGGTTGCTGAAGAGGGTGTTTGTCCTATTTGTGGTGAAGAGGCTGCCCAAATTGTAGTAGGTGAAATTGTAGCGGATACAGACGCTGAAACAGATGTTGAAACAGATTCAGATGAGACTGATGCCGATGAGACTAATGCAGAAGAGACTGATGTTGAGGTTGATGATACTGATGCTGAAGTTGATGATACTGATTTTGACATTGAAGATGACGATGTTGAAGAAACTGATGTTGAAACTGAATCCTTTAGACGTAGAGCACAAATTAGAAGAGAATCTGCTAAACGTCCTGTAAGAAAGAACAAAACACTTAGAAAGGAAGCTGCAAGAAAGCCTATGAAAAAGCCTATGAGAACTCGTAGAACTATGGAAAGTGCTACTACTCCTTCCAGAGTACGTCGTCCAGTTAGACCCAATACAGCTCTTAATAAGAGAACCACATTGGAAAATAGACGTTTAAGGAGAACTAATAGACCTGTTAAGACTTGCAATTTTAATGAGTCTGCTCTTAATAAACTGTTTACTACTTTTGCAAAGGAAAATTATTCTAACGTAAAGGCTGTTAAATTCACTAAGGGTTCTTCCAATAATGGTAGATTAACACTCGAAGGTGTAGTTACTACTATTAGAGGTAATAAGAGATCCATTAAGTTAGTTGCAGAAGGCTTTAATAAGACTACAGGTAATAAGATGGTTCTTAAAGCTCATGAGATAGGTCCATTTACTGAATCCGCAATTAAGACAAAGGGTAGAGTTCCTTTTGTAATTGAGTGTGTTAAGAGAGGTAATATGATTACTCCTGTTTCTATGAAATATGCTTTCACCACCAAGAATGCAGGTCTTAAAGAAAGCAAGAATGCAGGAACTTATAAAGTATTTGGTTCTGTAAAGTAATCCCTTTACTTAATATAATCAAATATGTTTGTTAGATAATTAAAAACGGTGTGGTATAAATGGTATAAACCATAAGTTATACCACACCGATTTTTAATAATTTACTATGTCAAGGAGTTTTATTATGATTAAGAAAGAACACCTACCTTATAGAATACCTTATGGTAATAATGAAAATAAAACTTCTTTGCAAGAAGTAACCCGGTGGGAAATATTAAGACGTTCACAAAGAGAATCCCCAGATCGTTATATGAAAAAAGCTAAGTATTCACCTAAAGATTTTAAAAATGTAGATTTTGAAGATTTATTTACAAACAATACTTTTACTTGGAGTACAAGGGTTCATGGAGAAAGTAATTATATTGTTACAATAAGTTTTGAAGGTCCATTCGATTTACTTAAATACGATTTAAAAAGTATGAGGGGTAAGAATAGATGGAAAAGAATTACATTAGCAATGGTAACAAAAGCACTTTCTACAGCATTAGATACAGAAGATTTATACATTGACTGTTCATGCCCTGATTTTTGTTTAGAAGAGAACACACAGATAAAGTTATTGAATAATGAAGTTTATACAATTAAGGATATTTATAATAAATTCCAAAATAACGAAGAAATGTGGGTTTATTCTACTGATGAAAAAGGTGACTTTAAACCAGGAAAGGTTACAGATGTTTGGATTTCCGGTCAAGTTACAAGACTAATTGAAATAACATTAGATAATGGAAAAACAATCACAACTACTCCAAATCATTTATATATGCTTCGTAATGGAGAATATTTAGCTGCTGAAAATCTTCAAGTAGGACAAAGTTTAATGCCTTTATATTTTAAGCAATTTAAGGGTTATGAAGATGTTATGCTTAATTCTAAGGTAAAATCTTTTGTAAGCGTTTATAAAACAGTTGCTAATGAAGTTTTACAAAATGAGATAGAAGAAGCAAAACTACGTTCCAACGAAGAATGTATTGCAATTCATCATTCTGATTTTAATAAATTAAATAATTATCCGTCTAATTTGAAACCTATGGGAGTGCAAGAACATTGGATATATCATTGTAACCACGTTAAAGATAATCCTGAATTACTTAAAAAATGGGAAGAAGCCGGACATAATTATTGGAGAACTGAAGAAGGAAGAAAACGTAAATCAGAAGAAATGAAACAAACTGCAAGAAACTATTGGGATAGCTTATCTGCCGAAGAAAGAAAACAACGAAGTATTGACTATGCTTTATCTCCGGAAAGTCGTAAAAGGATTTCTGATAGCAAAAAACAGTATTGGGCTAATTTAGATGAAACCACCAAACAAGAACACGCTAAACAATTCAATGAATTAGTCAATGTAAGTGGTAAAGCTGTTGAAGGTGTTAAGAACTATTGGAAAAATATGACCAATGAAGAATATCAAGCAAAATGTAAATCTATGAGTGAAACCCGAAAGAAATATCCAATAGAAGTTACAGATAATATGAGAAAGGCACGTTCTGAAAATGGTAAGAAATCAGGTCCTGCAAATATTCGTAAATGTAATGAAGATAAGATTAATTGGGTAATAAATCAAGTAATCGAAAATGGTTTAATTCTTAATGAAGAGAATTATGAAAAATTTAGACCACAGTATTATCCACATTATCAAACTGCAAAGGATATGGGATGTTTTAACAACTATAATCATAAAGTTAAATCTATAAAAGTAATCGAATTAGACATACCAGTAGATGTTTATGATTTGACAGTTGATAAATACAATAATTTTTATGTTGATGCGGGTGTAATATTACATAATTGTTATAGATTTAAATATTGGGCAACTCAAGCTGATTGTAATTATGGTGTACCCCAAAATACTCCACCTAAAGTGAGGAATGTAAGAAATAATAAGGGTTATTGTTGTAAACACATATTAGCTATATTATATGGTAAAAGATGGGTACAATCTGCCGCTAAGGCTTGGTTGTCATATATGCGAGCTAATCCAGATTTAACTGAATTTTATATTTGGAATAAACAAATTACAGGTGATGATGAAGAAGATAATTAAAGTTAAAGATAAGAGGTGATTATTCTATGGGTTTATTAACTCAAAAAGATTCTACTATGTTTAGAAATTATTTTAAAGAAGCTGCTAAACTTCGTGGAATTAGTGTCTTTTATCAATTTCCAGTTGAAATGAATTTAACAATTCATGCAGAAGAACGACCTATAGGATTTAGTGAAAAAATTCCAATTAATATTATTTTTGAACAGAATCCAAAAGTTGCTACTCTTAGAAGATATGGCTGGGTAACATCTCAAAATGAAGATAAACCTTTTATTTGTTCTTTAGCATATGACACACCAAATCTAAGTAAAGGTTGTAGAATTACAATACCTTCACCTACACCAATAGCTTCTGATAATTTATTTGTTATTACGGATATTAAGATGAACTTAGAATTTCCAGATTGTTATGTTTGTAAGTTAGCCCCTGTTTTTGAAGATAATAAATCTATTTCTACAAACTATGATAATAGTAATACTAATTTTCTTAAAGTTGATATATAAATAAGGAACTATCAATATGTTGAGATTACTAATTAAAACACCTAAATCATATTTACAAGATAAAAAGTTAGTGTGGACATATTCTTTATCCGTGCTTAATTCTTTTAAAAAAGAATTGAAAAATACTGTAGATTATACAAAAATTAAAATAAGATATAATTATTTGGTTGATAATAATGTATTACAATTCAACAACCCCACTAATAAATTATCTTATAAAACTATTATTACAAACTTAATATCTTTATTTCATATTATGTATATTAATACAAATAATGCACAATATGTTACTTGTATTTATTTGAATTCATCAACAATAATTCCAAATTCTAATATGTCTTATTTTCATTTTTTAAATTTCATTCAATATGGTAATTTTGATATTCCACCCTATCCTTGGGTTAAAAGTGCCTGGAATGTAATTAAAATTAAAGAACAATTTTAAGAGAGGATAACTATACATCATGAGCGTTTATTTATATGATAAAGCTATTGCTGAATTATTTAATAGTATTACTGGTGATTCTATAATGATTCAACCCCCTGAAAATGCCATTAGAAATACTGCTCAGCTTAATGGAGATAGAATGCAATTTCCACTCGTATCTATTAATAGAACTAATTATAGTATTCGTTCAGAAGAAAGGAATTTTAATGCCTTACATCAGGGTGGTACAGTGAGAATTAATGATAACAGCAATGTTACTATGGCAAGGATTTTACCTATAAGAATTGATTATCAGGTAGATGTATTTACTGTAGATAAGAAAATGAATGATGAGATTGTAAGAGAATTATTATTTTATTTAAGTTTATATCCTTCCCACGAAGTACACATACCTTATGGTATAGATATAGATCATAGATATAATTTAATCTTAGATGATGATGTTATAGATAATTCTGATACAGTTAATCATGTTAATGATGGAGTATTATTTAGAACTACATTTAATATGTATTGTCCTGATGCCTATTTGTGGGCGGGTAAAGAAGTAATTACCCCAAAATTGGATATATCATTAAATATTAAAAAGATAAATGATGAATTAGAAAAAGTTTAGGTTTAAGTTAAGTTTAAATTTAAGGAGGTTATGTATTTTGAGTAAGTTGTTAGTCAATAATTGTAATTCTACAATTATAATTGATGAATATAATATAAATGTAGGACCCAATAAAAATACAATAATTTCAGATTCTACATATACTAATCTATTAAAAAATAATTCTTATTTTTTAAAATTGCTTGATAATAAAATTATTGTATGTGTTCCGATAACGGATAACAAAATAATACATAACATAAATAATACAATTACACAAAACAATGATACTACTAATATTGATAGTATTAATGTTGTAAATACTATCAATGGAGATGTTGTGAATTTTAATGATTCACAACAAAGTGAAGAAACTTTAAACAATAATATTTCTACTAATAATGTTGAAAATAAAACAGCCACAAATATAAAAAATAAACGTGGCAGAAAAACAAGATTAGTAGAAAATGTTGATGTTTAAATAACTTAATAAAAACAATAAGGAGTGAATAATTAATGCCGCAGGTTAAAATTAATGAAATTGACCAAAGTAGATATTTAAGTGTTGCAGCAAGGTCTCCTTTGATTGCTTTAACTCCTGTTATATCAAGTTTTGGTCCTACGGATGATGCTGTATTAATTGAGACAGAAAGTCAATATGATTCTATATTTGGTCCTCAATTATCTACACCTGTTCAAAACAATATAACAAGAAATTATGCTATTACTTTAATTAATAGCGGAGTTACATTGTTAGCTAAACGTATTGAACCTATTGTAGTTACTACTGTAGATAATGTTGAAACTATTGATAATAGTTATAATGTTAATGATATAACAGCAAGTACAGAATACACTATACCTAATATAGGTAAAGTTACCATACAAGCTAAATATTTTGGTTCTCGTGGAAATGACGTTGCTGTTCAGTTTAGTAAAGTTCAATTAAATTCTGGTGCATTAGATACTAATAATAGTACAACTATATATAGAATAAATACTTACTATGTGGGTTCACATACAAGTGTAATTAAGAATGTTACTAACAATATGTATATAGGTACATTAGATAGTACATTAACTGATTATGTTGGGGTTGATGATTTTACTTTATCTACTATACCTACAGATGATAATTTTATTGGAAATACCACATACTTAAATGCACAATTAGAAAATATAAATATTACAATTTCCTTTAATGAAAGTGTTCCTATTACTACAGAAAATTATACAACTATATTAGAAACACTTTGTGCATTAACATCAAATAACAAGGCAATTTTATTGTCTAATGGTTTTGATTACTTTAATAATGCAGTTACAGATGAAACTTATAATGAAGGTACAGCATTAGCTCATACACCTATTATTAAAGGAACATTTGAAGCTACACTTACTGCTACTGTAGAAGGTGAATCTTTAACTTATCGTATTATAGAAGTTCCTACTGGTTTAGCTTGTTATAATGTTGCTACTGGAGAGATAGTTGATACTATTACTGCCACACTTAATTATTCTACTGGTGCTATAAGTATTACAGGTACAGGAGTTCCTACAGGGGCTACCATTAAGATGAATTATAGATACTCTATGGATAATAGCAGTATTACAAAACAATTTGTAGATGCTATTTCATTTAATTATGGAGCTACTGTTTATCCTAAGACTTATAACAAGTTCTGGGAAGCTTTTTCAGATCATTATGTGTATGACTTCGATGTAATTGTAAGTAGTGGTTTTACTGGATTACCTGATATTTTTGTATCCGGTTCCGGAACAAATGCAACAAAGACATCAAATTTACATTTAAATATGTTAAGATTAGCTGTTACAAGAGGAGACGCTGTTGCATTATTAGATACACCTCAAGTTTGGAGCTATACTGATGTATATGAATATACAGAAAAAACTGGTGGGTATCAGCCTATTTACAGTTTTGGTGCTGTTCATGCCCCTTGGTGTAAAATTCGTGATTTAAGCACTGGAAATTATGCTATGATGCCAGCTTCTTTAGCATTTTTAGGTGCCATCTCTAATGGATTAGTTACTAATGGTGCTACTTCTCTATGGTATGCTCCTGCGGGTGTAGCAAGAGCTTCCTGTCCCAATGTAATATCCGCACAATACGAAATAGGCGGAACGATACTAAATTATTGGCAGAACACACAAATTGCAAGAGTGAATCCAATAATGAAAATTCTTTCCTATGGATATTGTGTATATGGAAATGCCACATTGATGCAAAATATGAAGGGTTACACAAAGAGTAGTTTACAAAGTCTTGGAACAAGATTTTTATGTAACACAATTAAAAAGGCTATATTTAGCTTATGTGTAAGACTTACATTTGAACCTAATGACTATAATTTATGGTCAACCTTTAGAACTGAACTTGGTGATGTTCTTAGACAATATCAATTAAATGGTGTTATTTCACAATATGAAATAATAATGGATGAAACAACTGTCACAGATGAAGATCGTCAGAATTTAACTGTTCCAGGTAAAGTAAACATTGTTCCTACATTACCTGCAGAATATTTTGACATAGACTTTACGATTTCTGCACAGGGAGTTACTTTTGCAGAACAAGTTTTAGAAGAGGAGGAATAATTGATGGCAACCGCTAATAACTCCAATTATCAGCCTTACCAATTTGGTGCCTATCATATGATAGGTAACGATAACTGGGAACCTCAAAGAACAAATAACTTTGAAATTCATATTTATGGATTAAATGCTTTAACATCTGCCGATAAAAGTTTAAAAATGCCTTCAAATGCAGGTCAATTTTTAACTCTTGCCACAAAAGATGTAGGTGATTTAGGTATCAGTGTTGATCCTATTGCTGTAGATTATGGCAACAATGCTGTTAAATTTGCTGGTAAACCTTCTTATGATAATATTAGCATAAATTTTAACGACTTTGTTGGTATAGAAACAGAAAGAATTATTGCTGCATGGCATAGATTAGTATATGATCCTAAAACACAAAAAGTAGGTAGAGCATCTGTTTACAAAAAATCTGCTCATTTACTTGAATTTTCACCGGATGGCGCTTATAGAAAATGTTGGGAATTGAAAGGATGTTTCCCAACTTCTGTTAGTTATGGTGGATATGATCACGGTGGTGGAAGTGTAAGAAATATAAGTGTCACACTTAGTATTGACTATGCTATTCCACTTGATGATTAATATTTAACTTATTTTAACTTTTAACTTTTACGCTTAAATTAAATAAACAATAGATAGACTTACATAAACAAAAATAAGTCTATCTATTGTTTAAATAATAATTACATAGATTTTTCAGATAAATGATGGAGGTCTTATTTAATGAAAAATTTAATTAATACAACAGCTAAACCAATGGCTACACAAGACAGATATGATGAACTTTCTAAAATGAATCCATTACAAGAAGAAGAGTTACCTTTGCCAGATGAAGTTCTTAAAGCAAGATATGAACGTTCACAAACAGAAATGGGTAAATCAGTTACACCTGCTATGGAATTAAATACGGAAAGTTTTTATTTACCCAGTAAAGATAGATTATATGGAGATGTTTTTGATGGTCACATTAATCTTCGTATGTTTACAACCAAAGAGGAAAGAATTAGATTAAGTTCTACTGTAGGATTTTTAGAAACTATGGTATCTATACTAAATAATTGTGTTACTACTACAAATGGTGTGGTTATAGATACTAAACTATTAACTGAATTTGATTTTATATATTTAATGTATAAATCAAGAATAATTTCTTATGGTCCAGCTTATCCTGTAACTGTAAAATGTCCTCATTGTGGAAAATCATATAAGTATGTAGCTAATTTAGATAAATTACAAGTACATTATATTGACGATGACTTTGTAGAACCTTTTAAAATTGGACCATTACCTAAGAGTAATGATATCTTAGAAATGAGATATTTGAGAGTTTATGATAGAATTGAAATAGATAAAGAAGCAAGAGAAATACTTGCAACTGATCCGGAGTATGAAGGTGATCCTTCATATAATGGTAATCTTGAACATAGAATAGTTACTGTAAATGGTAAAGAACTAAGTCCATTTGAAAAGAAAATATATGTGGATAGATTATCTGCTTATGACAATCAATATATTTTACACAAACTTGATCAATTAAAACCCGTGGGTATTGATATTGGTGTAGAAGCAGAATGTGAATATTGTCATAAAACATCTCCTATAACATTAAGTGTTACATCTACCTTTTTTCGACCCGAATTTGATGATTGATGGTAAACCATATAAACCATACCGCTATCGTCAATTAGTAGAAAAAAATATGGTAATTACTTTATTATCAGAACATAGTATATCACTTACTGATATAGATAATATGCCTATATTAGATAGGGATTTTATATATGATAAACTTGTAGAACGACAAGAACATTTAAAGGAAAAATTAGCAGAAAGAAATAAAAATAGAAATAAACATAGATAAAATAGTTTATATTTTAATTACTATACTCTGTAATAGAAAAAATTAAAACCTTTGTACTACATAGATTATAGATTTAAGAATATCTTTAATTCTAATTCTTTATAAGAGTACAAAGGTTATTTTTATAAAATAACTATATATAAGAAAACAATATTCTTTCATTTATAATTAGGCTGAAGGAGTTGAATATATAATGGCAGATAATAATAACAATAACAATGGAAATCCTGTAGTAAACCCTAATAATCCTGGCAGAAATAATAATGAATTTGATGAAGCTGGACTTAGAATAAGTATAGCAGATATGGGGTTAGCATTAAGTAAAAGTATTAGTGATAATACAGAAAAAGTTATTAAAGCCATAAAAGAAAATAGTGGTAGTGGCAGTAATGGTGGAAATAATAATCAACAAAAATCAGAAATTGAGAAAGCTATTCGTGATCAGATTGCAAAGATAAATGAACTATCTGCTGCAACAGAAGAAGCTACTGAACGTAAAATTAAAGAAAATGATACTATTACAAAGTTAAATAGTATTAGAGATTTAGCTCGACGTGGAACCGAAGCGGAACGTAAGGCTGCAAATAAACTACTTGAATTAAAACAAGCCGAAATAAAATCTTATGAAGAACGTATTCAGAAAGAAGCCCAATTAGCTTCAGAACTTGAAACGATTAATGCCAAAAAAAGTAAATTAGAAGAACAGCAACGTGATTTAGAAAGTAAAAGGTCTACAGCATCCAGTAAGGATAAAGATGCTATAGAAGAAAGACTACAAGACATAGCCGGGGAGTTAAATCAATTACAAAAACAGAAATCTAAAAAGGAAGAAGAACAGTCTCAATTAAATAAAGATAGAGAAAGTGATACTATAAAGGCTGAAATTAAGTCAATTGAGGATTTAATTGGTGACGTAGGTGACGACCTTCCTAATATAGCAAATACTGCTTCCAATATAGAAGAAGAACAAAGACAAGAAAACAGAAGAAAAAGTAAAGAAGAAAAGAAAAAAGAAAAAGAAAAAGCTAAAAGAGATAAAATAGAAGATGCCAAAGATTACAGAATTGCAGAAAATTTAGAAGATTGTTTTGATGATGGTCTTTTCGGTTTAGCTGGAAATTTAGATAAAACCTTTAAAGAAGCTACTAATAATCATATTAATGCAATGAAAGGTACATTAGCAGGTACCATAGCCGGATTTGTAGAAAAATCATTCTTTAGTGTAATGGATTATCAAACCACTAAACTTACAGATGCAATTGGTACTTTACAGTCGTCATTTGAAAGTACAGGAATGAATATATCTAAAGCGGTATTAGCAGATAGAGATGAAATAGCTTCAAGTTGGCAAAATGTTACGGATGAATTAGAAGAACGTGGATATGGAGAAGCCTTAAATGTAACTGAATTATTCGGGTTACAGGAACAAATGTCAAAAGCGGGTATTACTGACACTTCCTTGCAAGAAAGGGTTGCAGTTTCAAGTGGAATTGCTTCAGCTCTCACTGGTATGGCAGCACCCGATTTTATGTCCAGTGAACAATTACAAAAATTAAACGAGATTTTTGAAATAGAAAAAAGACAAAATGGAGAAGAATCTGCCTTAAATAAAATTGATGACTTGTTACAATATTTTGCTGGTGGTTTAGGAAATGCTGTTGAACAAATGGGTTCCGGTTTCAGTCTTGCAGAAGGTAAATCCCAAGAACTATTTTCTAATTATTTAGACAACATAACAAGATATGGTATAGATACTGCTAAAACTACATTTGCATCTACACTTGGTACTCAAGCTTCTATGGGAACATGGACAGGCGGTTTAGATATATTTAACCAAATGCAACAATCTTTAAATGATTTATATACAAAAGGAATTTCTGATAATGTTTTAACACAACTTTCAGGAATAAGTACAACTACTAAACTAACTGAACTTATTAAGACTGGTAATTACGAAGAAGCTTTTAAATCGATGCTTACTACTTTATCTGAACAGGGAGGAGAAGTTAGAACAGAAGAACAATCTATTATATTGGATCAAGTGTTTGGAATTAATGCTGATCAATTTAATAGTATGTTAGCAGGTGCTGGAAGTTTAGATAAATTATTTGAAGATATAGATAAAATAAAAGAACAAACATTATTAGGTACCGAATCTGAAGTTTATCAACAAAGATCGGAAAAAGTTAAAACTGGTAGAATAGGTAATACTAAGGAACAACAAGACAGAAATTTAGCTTTAACTGATGCTGTTGATTTATGGGCAACAGCAGAAAAGTCTGATATTAGGGAAGCCGACAAATTATTAATTAATGCCATTAATGCTACTAATAGTGGAATACAATCTGCTATTTCACTTGGAATAGAAAAACTTATTAATCTTTTTACAGGAACAGGTACAAATGCCGTTGGTTCTTTATTATCTGGTAGTGTTGCAGG